TCGTATTCGTTTTGCCCGCCTCGGCACGCATGGCCAAGGTCGGACGCTCATATAAAGGCTTGGAATCACACGATTCCAAGCCTTTTTTGCTTACGGAAGCGGTCGAAGAAGATGTTTCCATGAAATTCCATATTTGAGCGAATGTAATAACCGTGTATATCGCGTTGGATTCTGCCGTTACATATTGCTGCTTTTTGGTTATGCTGCGGTTACCGCGCCTCGCATCGACGCCGAAGGCAACATCATCGAAGGATGAATCGGTAAGCATTGACGGAGACTTTGACAAAGCGTTGACAAAAGTCATGACTTTGCTGACATGCACGTGAGATAGTTGGAAATATCAGAAGAGCCGGAATGGCTTATTTTCTGCGGAAACAAAAGGTGGGCGATGAGGGACTCGAACCCTTTGCGCTCGGTTTTTCATATCGTTGCCATTCCGCCGTTTTCCCAGTGTTTCCAACGGTTCCCGCATGGTTTGCAATTCACTGCAATTCACTGCAAATCACTGCAATTACCGGCAGGACGTGGGCAAAATGTGGGCACGGAATCAGAGGTACATGTGCTGTCGCACGTAGGCTTCGACCTCGGCGTTTTCGTCCGGCGTGCCGATAGTCAGCAGCCACACGGCATTGTTCTTGCGCTGAACATTGCCCTTGCGAAGGCATTTGATGAGTCCTGCGGATTCGAGTTTTTTGGCGATCTTGCCTATGCGGTTGTAAGCCAGCTGCTCGCGCTTCGGATTACGCGGCTCATTGCCGATCGCCACGAGTTCGTCCATTGACTGTGGAAGTGTCATACCCCAATCGATGGCGATTTTGAGCCATCCGGAAGCGTAGGTGCGCGGAAGCATGTGCTTTTCCTTGGCGGCTTTGTCCAGCGGCCAGTCAGCGGTGAGCCATGCCATGCGGCTGAGCAGGGCGTATTGAGCGAAGTCGAAGCTGCGTGCGCCCTTGTGGGTGACGGTGAGTTTTCCTTGGCTTGCGAGTTCTTCGACTGCCAGCATGTTGCGGTATCCCATTTCACGGTCCATTTCCGACCTCCAAGCCATGCGTTACAATGGTTTCGGAAGTCTTTGAGTGAGGCTTCATGTTTTACCTCCGTGGTGCCGTTAACACTGCGGAGGTTTTTTGTTCTGAAACACATTATATGCTAACTTGCAAACATGTGTGTATGGCGTGTTGTAAACAAGGGTGCATATTAACCTTGCAAGTGGAAAATACTAACTTGCAAACATGAAATATACATATATGCATATATAACATTATATTCATTCTTTCATACAGCGCCAATGCGCTGAAATGGAAGAATCGGCACGTCCAATCCCCATCTGCGGTAGCTTGAAGCAGAGAGAAGGAAGGGGAAAATGAAGAAACTGATTTACCTCGTGCTATCCGTGCTGTTCGCAATCTCCGGCATCTACGGCATATACGACACCATCACCACACCGCAGGATGATCTGACCACAAGCATCATGACGGTTCTGCTCCTCGCATTCCTCGCATGGTTCTTCTGGCATCTCTTCCTCAAGCCTGAGCCACGCCATAAGCATCAAGCGGCGAATACGCCTGAATCATCGTCGGAAGCCACCTCAGACGCTCCGACAGTGGAAACGGCACCAATCACTCATGCCGACACGAATGATGGCGTGGAGGACGATTACGTGGCCATCGACATCGAGACCACAGGATTGGGCAGAAGCGCCCGAATCATCGAGCTTGGTGCGGTGCGCATGCGCCATGGGCGCAAGGTCGCGTCATACAGCCAGCTCGTCAACCCGCAGATTCCGATACCGGCCAAGGTCACGCAGATCACCGGCATCACCGACCGGAACGTCAAAGGCAAACCCACCATCGACAAAGCGCTACCCAAGTTCTACGCTTTCTGCGGGCATGACACGTGGATAGGACACAATATTCGCCGCTTCGACCTGCCGGTCATCGCCAGGGAAGCGCAGAGGGTCGGTGCCGGAATGCCGGACGTGAGCTTCTACGACACCTTGGAAATCTCCCAGACGCTCTTGCCGCAGCTTGACCGCCATAGGTTGCTCGACCTCATCCGCTATTTCGGCATCGCCAAGACGGAGCGGCATAGGGCCGCTGACGATGCGGCGCAGACGGCACAGGTATTCGAGCGCCTGAAGCAGATATAAGCTTTATAAAGACTTATAAAGCAATATAAGCGCATATAAGAAAAGCCCCACATTTGTGGGGCGAAGAGCATTGATGACGCTATGCGATGATTCGAGTCTGCGCGTCACCAATGCGCGCGGCTTTTAAGGTAGAGTCCCGGCATTCATTGAGCTGTACATCGGGACTCGACCTATTTTCAAATGATGCTGCTATAGAAGGCGGCGCACCTCTTCGCGAATCTGCTCAGAGTAGGCATAGATACCATTAAGCGTATCGATAGGCATACGCTCGCAGTTCTTGTTTTCGTCGAAAACACCGAGATATTTCTGCTTAGTGTTGAAATAAAGACGAACAATGGGCTTACGGTTGTTATCGTCGAGGAATATTGCACAGTATTTCTTTGCATCTCTCATCGTTACACGTTCCGGATCCACATCGCTGCATGCGATGGCTTTGATGATTCGGTAACCGGCGATTTCCTCCTCGGTGGTGACGATTCCATCATCGTCGTTGCCATCGGATTCGTCTTCGTCGTTTGTTTCCTCGTTTGAGCCTGGCTCAATTGTATCGATCTTGATATCATCCGCGCCGAGTGCCGTCTTGAGTCGATCGTTGACCTGATCTGACAGATACTGCTTCAGCGCCTTCGCCACCAATGGCCTGAACTTCTCCATGACCGACGCATAGAACGCGCCTTCGTACACGTGCGAGGCAAGCAGCTTCACGAACTCGTCCGACGGCTCTTTGAACTCGTCGCCGACGGCCCTCTTGAGTGCACCCACGTATTTGAGCTCTTCGGCACTGCTGGCGATGGAATCAAGGTCGAACGCCGGCTTGGTCAGCTTCTGCAACGCCGGGATTATCGTCGGGTCGATATCCAATAGATCCAGCACCAGGAAAGGCTTCGAGTCCATGCGGTTCGGCTCATCGATGTCCATGTAGAAATTCCATACCTGACCGTTGGTCAGAACGCCGATGCGCGCGTTCGTCACCGCGAAATACCGGTACAGCTGGCTTGCGTTCTCCAAGCTGAGCGGTACGCCGATCTTCTTGCATTCGATAAGAATCTGCACTTGACCGTCATGCACGAGCGCATAATCGACCTTTTCGCCTTTTTTGACTCCAACGTCGGCGGTGAATTCTGGCACGACTTCGGTTGGATTGAATACGTCATAACCGAGTACCTGGCCGATGAACGGCATGATAAAAGCGTTCTTTGTAGCTTCTTCGGTTTCGATTCCATCCTTTAGGTCGCGTACCTTTGCGGCAACCTGATTAAGGCTCTCTTCAAATTCCATCGGTATTCTCCCTTTTTCTTTTCTTCTTGATTCTATTGCTCAAATGATGCTGACACGCTCGGCTAGGATCAGCCGGTAGTCTTCGAGCACCTGTGTGGTCACGCCGAGCTCTCCGGCCATGTGCCAGGTGTCGCCGTCCCACATCCGTTCGGACATGGCGAACTCGGCCGGGCTTATCAGCATCAACGCCGTTTCGCGACGCGCCCTACGCTCGCACTTCACGCCGAACCGCGTGCCGCAGCCAAGATCATGATACTTCGCGTGCGCAAGCTCGTGGCATAGGGTGCAGAGCCTCTGCCGGTCGTTGAGCCAGTCGGCAAGCCATATCGTCCGCAGCCGGTCGCAATACAATCCGCAGGTGGTGCCGGGAATATCGGATTCCAAAACCTTCAAACCCATGTGCTCGGCCTGACGTTCCAAAACGTCGATGGTGATTCGTGACATTGTTCCCTTCGTATTATTAGGCGGCGGCATCATGAGTGAATGCCGCCGCCATATTCATTGCTGTCGTCAGTCTTCAGGTGTTTCGGCTTCGAGTCTCGCGTTCGGATCGTCGTTCGCGGCCATGTCGAATTCGTCGCGGTAGATGATTGGACTGTTCACCCAGTCGGCGTCCGCGTTTTCCTTGAGACGGCGTGCGAGTTCCTGAAGCAGCTCGTCATTCGAAGCGTCATGCAATCTCGCGACGGCTTCTCCGCTGGTCATCTCGTCGGCTCTTATATATCCGAACTCAACCAGAGCCTCTACAGGGGACTTGTGGTAGGCGCGTGCAATAAGAATGACGTTCTCGGCGCTGAACCCAAGGGCATTGTTGTATTGCCTCCAAGCGGTTGTCTTGATGATTCCCGCTTTGAGGGCTACTTCGGCGATGGTGTCGCCTTGGACTGTTTCTTTGAACCATGTTTCTTTATTCATGGTTTCATTATGCAACCAAAGCGGTTGCAAGTCAACACGCCGAGCGAGTTGCGAAATAAAAAAACCTGTTGCATGATGTAACCACAAGTTGCAAAAAGAAATTCAAGGTTGCGAAAGGAATCACTGATGGCTGAATACAAAATGCAGTTCCGAGACGGCTTCCTAGACCGAACCAAACTCATGAGCGGACTCAAAACAGACGAAGCCTTCGCCGGAGCAATAGGAGTCAGCGAAAGCGTCCTAGCCAGAGCCAAAAAAACCAACGAATGCACACCACTCATGCTCATAGGACTTTACAAAGCATTCGGCTTCCAACCCGGAGAAATCGCCCAAATCAAACAAACCGCCTAGCCATACCAAAGGAGCGTCCGATGGACAGCAAGACCTACACCAAAGACCTACGCAAAGCCTGCGTGAAAGCCGTCTTCGACGAATTCGCCGAGCATGGCGACATGATTCGCCCGCAATACGCGGAACAGTGGGATGAAATCGACGCGAGCCGGTTCCTCGGCCACATCGCCGGACCGGTGGACATCGACGTGCCCAGCCTCGTGGACGTCATCATCGACACGATCGTCAAGGAAGCGCATAAATGACCAGACAACTACTCAACCCGCCAAAACCGCCGACGCTCCACGAGACCGGAAGCCTGCTGCTCGCATCAAGCGGCTTCTACATCCGCTTCCATGAGGACGACAGCGCCAGCCTCGTGGACGGCATCCAAGACATCACCCTCGCGGACTTCACGCCAGCGGAAATCGAAGGCATCGCCTACGGGATCAACAACAAGGTGGGAAACACAAGATGAGCTGGATGGACGACGGCGGATTCGACATGCAGACCTTCCCCGCCCAGGACGGCAGGCCGATGGCGCGAATGAGTTTCCGCACCTCGACCGGCCAATACTACTTCAACTTCACCAAGACCGAGGTGCAGCGCATTCGCCGCGAATGCAATCGAATCCTCAAGGAAATGGAGGCAAGCAAATGACCAGCCATGACCAACTGCACGACAGCGGGCAGACGGAGAACACGAAGCCGAACTACACGCTCCGCCGTCTGAAGTTCGCAGCCGCCATCATCGGATTCGTGAGCAGCATGACACTGCTCTTCACGTGGCATGTGACCGACAGGCACATGGCATGGCTCGTCGCCGGAATCTACATTCTGACCGGCCTATGGCTGACCGTGCGGTTCGCCCCACGCGAATAAGACTTCCCACCAGCCGACAGTCCAACGAAACAAACCAATTAGGGATGTTTTCGCGGATATCCACGTTCACCATGTCGGCTGGCGGGGACACATAACTGAATATCGACAAACAACAAAATACCCGCCACGGCGTTTACATGCACATCGCTCTGTCGTGGCTTCGGTTGGGCGACGGTTCGCCCGTCCACGGATTCCAAATCTTCTTCTCTCTATCAAGAAACGCAGGCATTCCGGTGTTTGCAACCCTTCAAAAAACTGCCTGACGGCTTCCATCGCCGTCGGCCACGCCACCGGCCGTGAACGTGTTCAGGTCGCGTTCCAACAGTCAAAGGGGCGTTCGGAATCCAAGGACGGCATCGGTCCGACTCCGATACCAGCCACTCAGCCCCATCCACTCGTCAGGGTGAGGCACACAACGTCAACAAGCAAAGGAAACACAATGGACGGAAACAAACCACAGGTGGCGACATGGGTGCTCTGCGTCGACATCGACCCCGACAACAACCCGGAATCCGACCCAATGTTCGTCGCCGCACTTGACATGCCGTTGGACGGCGGCCTGATCGGCGTCACCCTGCCCGGCAACAGACTCGGCAAAGCAACCGCGCTTGCCGCCCGAACCGCATGCCAGGCCATCGACAAGGCGCTCAAACGTCACCTCGAACGCGGAGGTGACAGCGACGCCCCGGAAATGCTCACCGGCCTCCACATCGACCCGATGGCCGACATTCGGGACGGCAGGCCATGACAGACCTGCTCACGCCAGCCGAACTGGCCGCCATGCTCGGCATGAGTCCACGCACCCTCGCCAACTGGCGGTCGACCGGCAAGGGCCAGCCATATTTGAAAATCGGCGTGGAACCGCCCGAAGGCCATCAGGACAGGCGCAAAGTCCGCTACCAACGCGCCGTGGCCGAACGGTGGGCTTCGGCGCACGAATACCGAAGGACAGTGGCGAGATGAAAAAACGGCATGCTCATCCCGGCACGCGGATTAAAAGCCACCCAAACGTCAAAAGCGACGGTAAAGCACGCGTCGACACCGGCAAGCCGACCCTCACACAACAGGGAATCGACGTGGACGCTTTCATCCGCGAAAACAGGCGATTGATTGAAAGACTCAGGAAAGGAAAACGTTGAAACACGAATACACGTTCGAGGAATTAGCCGAACTGAGAAAAATCTACGACGAGTCGGGCGAAGCCGGTCTCGAACCCGCCGAAATGAGGGCGTTACGCATGGCCGGACTCCTCACGCAGGGCCTGCCGGAGAAACCGTCGAAACGAGACTGCATCCTCGCGCACTGCAAGAAACGCATCGACCAAGGCCAACCGTTCGATGGCAAGGAAACCGCCGAAGCGCTCGGCATGAGCCAGAAAACGGTCGGCAACATTCTCGGCCAGCTCCGCAAGGAAGGACTATTGCCGGCCTACGACAAGCGTTCACCACGCAAGACACGGAAAACCAACACAACCGGAAAGAAGAAAGAAACCATCATGACCGTCACATCGAAACCAGCCGCCAACAAGGAGGAACCAATGAGCCAGGAACTCACCGCCAACAAGGAGACAGCACCGGAAGAACAGTGCGAGAACCCACGCGCCATCATCGTGAACGCGCTGGTCGCCATCTACGACTCCATCTCGGCATTGCAGCGTGCCGCATACCATGCCAACGACAAGGTGGTCTACATGTTCTCCACCAAGCTGCTGAACGGCGAATTGATGGACATCAAAGCCAACTACAGCAAGGAAAACAAGTAATGGACAAGAAAACCCTCAACGAAATCACCGAAAAATACGACAACATCAGCCCAGACCAACTCCGCGCCGACCTCGCCGTATTGACCGCGATCAACAAACGCAGCGGCGAAATACTCAAAATCATCAAAACCGCATGGGAACACGACCACGACGGCGGAGACAAGGAAACCGTCAACATCGCAGGCGTCGAAGCCGGAGAAATCAGCCTCGGCAAAGGCGGCAACGGCAAATACACGGTAACCGACGAACGCGCATACGGCGCATTATTGCACGACAACGATTTCATGATTCCAGGCGGACAGCCGGCAGCCGAACAAGTCTGGATGCCAAGACGCGAAGCAATGGACGCGAAATACCTCGAAGACATGATCCGCGACCACGACGGCGAACTGCCGGACGGCGTGGAATGGAAGCCGGGAAGGCCGGGCGTGGTCACGTTCCGCAGCACGCGCGGCTTCGTGGACAAACTGTTCAGCGCGGAACTCGCACCAACCATCATGCGCCTACTGCTCACTGACGGATCGGAAAACAACACCGGGAAGGAACCCAAGGAATGAGCAACGAACTCACGCCAATCCAGCCGCAACCGCAACAGCAGATCACATTGCAGGACCAGATGGCTTTCGCCAAAGCGGTATGCCAATCCGACATCATCCCCACCGTGTATCGCGGCAAGCCCGCCAACATCCTCGTGGCGGTAGGATACGGTGCTCCGCTCGGACTCACGCCAATGCAAAGCCTCCAGGACATCAGCGTCATCAACGGCAAGCCAACCGCTTCGGCCAGCTTTATCGCCAGCCAGGTCCGTATGGCGGGCCACAAGCTCCGTGTTAAGAAGGACGAGAAGGCGTTGAGCGTGACCGCCACCATCGTGCGGTCCGATGATCCAGATTATCCGATCAGCGTCACGCGCGACAAGGCGTGGGCACAGCAGATGGGCTTGCTCAACAAGGACAACTACCGCAAGCAGCCTTTGACGATGCTCACGTGGCGTGCGATTACCGCCGTGGCACGCGAAGCGTGCCCTGAAATCCTTTACGGCGTGCAATACTCGCCCGACGAGCTCCACGACCTTGATACCAACAGTGACGTGCTGGCGGAAGTCGTTGACGATGAACAGCAGCCGTCACGCCAGAAACGTCGCGGGTATGGAAGCCGCGCGCGCCAGAATCCAGTCGCGCAGGCCGAGCAGCAGCCGCAGTCTTGCACGCCCGAACAGGCGGAAGCCATCTTCACCATGCTGCGGGATTGCGGTGTCGCGTCGAACGAGGAAGCCGAGCAAGTTCTGCGCCAGCTGACCGGTAAGCATGGGTTGACACCACGACTGGTCGGCCGACAGGACGCGGACAATCTGCTCGTCGCAGCCCCTGATTTCGTGAAACGGAAGATCATGCAGGCATTGCAGGAAATCCGCAAACCACAGCCGGAACAGGTGGAAGTTGTTAACACGACCACCGCCGAACAGGAAAACACTGATAGCAAGGAGGCTGAGTGATGGCCGCCGTTGAAAACGACGATATCAATGTTCTGCTCGATCACCTGATGATGGCGAGGGAGCTTGTGGGCGACTATCGGAAGAAGCTCATTGACGCGGAACCGGAGGAATACGGCGTCTACCGTGATGCGATCGGACGCCTTTGGATTCATGAGTTCACAAACCACCAGTGGGAGCTGATCGAAGCCGGGGACAGATGCTGCCATCTGATCCTATGGAATTGGGAGGACCTTGTCACAAAAAAGGACAATGCGCCCATGTTCCCGCTGAAGTTCATCACGCCGCTTACCGAGGAAGAGGAGAACTTCTGATGGCCGGAGAGACAGTTATCACGATCATTGGGAATCTGACCGCCGACCCGGAGATTCGTACCACTGGCAGCGGCGCATCCGTGGCCAGCTTCACGATTGCCTCCACCCCGCGCACTTGGAACCGTAATACGAACCAGTTCGAGGACGGTCAGGCTTTGTTCATGCGCTGCTCCGCGTGGCGTGACCTCGCCACTCATTGCGCGCAGAGTCTCGCGAAGGGCATGCGTGTGATCGCGCAGGGTCGTTTGCAGCAGCGTTCCTATCAGGCGCAGGACGGCTCCAACCGCACGGTCATCGAGTTGCAGGTCGATGAGATCGGCCCATCGCTCAAGTATGCGACGGCTCAGGTGCAGAAGATGCAGTCAGGCGGATACCAAGGCGGCAACGCCAATGGTGGTTTCGGCGGGAATGGCTATCAGCAGCCGCAGCAGGCACAGCAGCAGTCGCAGACTCCGGCCGATGATCCGTGGGGCGCGCCAGTCGGAGAGCCTGACTTCTGATATGCGCGAATGGATAGAACCACCGGACGTCGAACCGGTATGTCCGAAGCATGGGTGCGCGTTGTATCCGGCGCGCCCCATCCCATGCCCCGAATGCGAAATCGAAGCCGAGGAAGAGGAGGCCGATCAATGAGCGGCAAGCAACGCAAGCGCAGTCGCAAGACCGCGAAGGGCAACGGCACGCGCATGGAAACCGCCGTCGAATCCTACTTGCAGTGGGCATTGGGGGACATGCGCATCCAACGATTGCGACTCCACGGAAACAAGGATGTAGGGGATATTGGCAACGTGTACTGGCATGGCCAGCCCGTGTGCATCGAAGTGAAATGGACGCAGACCATGGACGCGCCGCAGCATATGCGCGAAGCCATCCGAGAAGCGGGAAACATGGACTCGCCCTATCCGTGGGTCATCCAGAAGAAGGCAGGCGTGGGACTCACGTCCATGCACAAGCTCGGACAACAGCACGCCTACACCACCACCGAAGTGATGGACGCGATGCTCATGCTCTCGCCATCGGCATTGCGCGCGCGAATCAAACTCGAACCATTGGGAAGGAAGAAAACCATGTGTCTAATCACGTTGCAGGAGTTCGCATTGATGCTCAACAGTGGATTGCCGCTCGGCCCGGACGCGGAGGAATGATGGCTACCAACGTCACCCAGAAAGACAAGACGCTCAACGAAATCATGGCATGGTGCGATCAGCTTTCGATGGAAATAAAGTGCACTGAGGACGCCACTACCGATCGCACATATGGAAAACTTCGCGGCCTGTATCTGGTCTATGAGCATTGCCAAAACATGCTCGGCTATTCCGGCTCCATGCCGTCCGAGGTGCCTAATCAAAGCGAGGACGTGGAATGAGCGTGCTATACCACGGTGGAGTTCCAGACCTGAAACCCGGCGACATCATCGAACCGGGGCACAGTCGAGACAATTACGACGATTGCCCCATCTGCCGTGCCAGACGCGAAAAAGGCGCGTCGGCCATCGAAGGCACCGGACACCAAGAACAAGTCTACTGCACCACCATGCGTGATTACGCGGCCGAATACGCCGCAATATATGGCAAAGGAGACGTATACCAAGTGCGTCCGATAGGCGACCTCATCGAATCCGATGAGGATTTCGACGGCTGTTACCGATGCGACAGGCTGCAAATCGTCAGAACAGTGGAGAAACACGTCGTGCTGACCCCTAAACGACGCCGGAAGATCATCAGGCTCATGCAGCGTCTTGGTGGCCCATGCCTGAACCCGCTGCCACGAAACGCCACCCCGGAAATGATCGAACGTTGGGCGGCACGAGAATACGCCGACATGCGGAACATCATGCGCGAAGCCGAAAGGAGCATTGAATGAGCAAGACGATCAAATATGTGGAATGCGCCCACTGCGGAGAGGTTGTCGGCACATACTACAAGACCTGCCCCTACTGCGGATACAAGTTGGTGGACGCCATGCAGGCCGTCAACGAGGCACTGCCATGGTGACGCTCGACCCGCCGCCCGACCTCGTGGAGATCGCCGACGCATTGGACATCATGGCCAAGCCGCACGTCGGCAGCGGTTGGGCGAACCTCAACTTCGACGGCCTGCCATGCACCACGCCACGACAGGAGGCCATCTGGATGGCATACAACGGAATCACAAGAGGAGATTAGGCGATGGCTAGACGCGGCTACGTGCAGTTGGCGAACGGCTTCTACCTGAACCGTAAGGTGCGCCGTCTGCGCCGTACCATGCCCTCTGCCATCAGCGCATTCGTCGTCATGCTTTCCTACTGCGGTGACAATCTCACGGACGGTTACGTGGACGATGATACTGCGGAATTCGTGCTCGACATCACCGTGCAGGAGCTTGACGCATTGCAGCAGGTCGGATTGATCGAGACCGTGGACGGCGGCTATGTCATCCACGATTATCTTGAGCACAACCGGAGCCGTCAGCAGGTCATGGCCAAACGCAAGCGTGAGCGCGAACGGTATTCTGCCGAAAGTCTGCCGGCAGAAAGTGCGCAGACTGCCGGCAGAATCAAAACAGAATCGGGACAAACACCAGAACACCAGAACACCAGAACCCAAAAGAAAGAGAAAGAAGAATATTCTTCTTCTTTCTCCAAAGAAATCAGCCCGACCGAATACGCCGACATGGCCGAAAAAGACGCGACCGACAGAACCATAGCTTCGGAATACGCGACTCTTGACGTTACCGACGCTTGGAACACGTTCGTAAGCCGACATTATGGCGAAACACGCGCCATCGGTGATTGGACGCGCCTGTGGAAAGGCTGGTGCCAACGCAGAGCCAACATGAGCGGCATACCACCCTCGAAACGCCACAAGCACACGTGGAAATGCTCTCACGTGCTCGAAGCGCTCGGACGCGACGAAGAAACCGCACAGGCAGACGAAAAGGCCTGCGAATTAGCCGACAAACTCAACAAGGAGAAATCATGAAACACGACGAACCGGAAACCATGTACAGCCGTGAATGGTTGGAACACGAACGACGCAAAGCATGGCAGGAAGGCTACGCCGCCGGATGGAAAGACCAGGAATGCGACTTCCCGCAATATACAAGCGACAATCCATATCTGGAGGCCAAATGACCAACACCGAGAAGACAATAATCTGCACCGTCATCACCTGCATGCTCATCATCTTCCTCACCATCGGCACATGCATCTTCATGCAGTGGTATACGGCCACCCACCACGATTTTCGAATGGAAATGGTCAAGACCGGTGATGTGACGTGGGCATGCCTCAAAGACCGAGGCGCATACATCGGATGCAACACAGTGGAGGAATACCAGTGAAGAAAATCCTTGAGGAAATGATCCTGAAATGGCACGAGGGCGGCATCACCTTGGAAGAAACCGCCAGACTGGTCCCACAAGTGCCGAAAGCCGAAATTGCCGCACTCATCAAACAACATGACGAAAGGAGCCGGATTTGACCTGCCTGCACTGCGGCAAACCCGCCAGCGGCACGCTCTGCGCCAAATGCACCGCCGACTACTGGGGCATGATTTACCAGCTCGGACATGTCCAACTGCCAGCCCTGCGAAGCATCATGCTCCGTCAGGCGCACATCGGACCCACAGGCCACACGCCGAACAAAGGCAACGCGCCACTGCCCATCGACACCCACACGCAAGACCTCATCGCAGAATCGGAAGCATGGCTCGCCGAACAAGCAGGGAAAATCAGAGCGGCATACGCTGGATACGGCTGGCGGAAAGCATGGTATGCCATCATCAGCAACAAACACACCATATTGACGATGAGCACCGCAGCAGACGACTACGCAGCCCTGGAACACATCACCAGACGCAACGAACAAGCGTTGACACCAGAAGAAGCCATGGTCATCATCGGCACCTGCCCAAAATGCGGCCACCAAGCCACCAGCACGCCACAAGCCGAAACATGGACATGCCCAGACTGCAAATGGCAAGGCGGAGTCCAAGCCATCAAAGCCGAACGCGACAACAAACTCTGGCAACTCGAATACACCGGAAAACCAGTCGAAGTCGCACGCTACCTCGCCAAAATGGACATCCACTGCACCAGCGACCAGATCCGCCAATGGCTCACCAGAGGCAAACTGCACGCCACTCCGACAAATCACAAAGGAGAGTACGTGTTCAACCTCGGAGAAATAACCGCCATGCTTGACTGTCACAATTAAAATGCTATACTGTCGTATGTTTGTAAAATGAAATGGTCCAGCCAGAAAATGGTTTGGACCATTATTCATATCCAGCTTCGGTAGCTCAGTGGCAGAGCACGAGGGATAGCACAGATACCAGAGGACGGATACCTTACCGGCCATGGCTTCCATGATTCTTTGAATGCCCGTGATAAGAGACAGTGCCCCTCATCGACGTGGGTTCGACTCCCACCCGAAGCACCAAAGGCGGTGAATCAATGCCAGGAAGAACGCGCAAGACAAGCCGCCAATTCGAAAAAGACAAGGCCGCATTCTTCAACCAATGCAAAGCACGGCATGCGGTCTGCTGGCTCTGCGGAATGCCGATAGACTACGAGGCGCCGAAGAACACCACTGATGATTCATTCAATCTCGATCACCTCTATCCCGTCTCGAAGCACCCCGAACTGCAGTTCGACCCGGCAGGATTCAAACCAAGCCACACCAGCTGCAACCGGCTCAGAAGCAACCAAGACCCACCAACACCCATCGGCACACTAAGCCGACAATGGATCAACACAAACGACTAAAACATCAACCACCAAAGGGATAGGGGCGGTGAAATCTCAGAAGCCGCCCCGAACCGGCCCACGTCCCGCGTGGTTGCTCTTCCTCTCCCCGATGATGTTTTTTGTTGATGGGTCGCGCGCGAAGGAGGCTCTATGACGGTCAAGAAGGGTGTTTCCGAGCGTCGTTTTCCGCATGAGTCCGTGGCTGATGCGTTGGAGAGGGCTTTGCGTAATGCGAAGGCGTTGCGTGCGGAGAATGCTGCTGTCGTGGCCGCTGCGCGTGTTCTCGCTGCTCGGATTGATTCGGTTTGCGAGACGGGTTTCATCGACGAGAACGGGAAATTGGACAATGTGTCGGTTCCGACGTTTTTGAAATACTGTCAGTCGCTTGGTTTGACGTTGGTGGAGCCCGCCAAGGTTGGGCGTCCCGCGAAGGCGAAGCCTGAGCCGAAGGCCGAGGAGTCGAAGAGCGGCAAGGTTATCGCGATGGACGAGTTTATGAAGCGGTTCGGTTAGGAGGTGTCCGATGGCGGCTGAGGATCTGGAGGTTTTCGGCGCCATCGACGATGAGAGGCATGGCGTGACCTTGCCGCGTATCTTCACGCCGCCGCTCAGGCCGTTGACCAAGGAGACCTCGAATGGTTTCGCGGTGATCGCGTTCGCGGAGATCATGCTGCACGTGCATCTCTATCCGTGGCAGCAGTGGCTACTCGTCCATGCTTTGGAATTGCTGGAGGACGGCAGCTATCGGTTCCGCAAGGTCATCGTGCTTGTCGCCCGCCAGAACGGCAAGACCACGCTCATGGGCGTTTTGGCCGCATGGTGGCTGTTCGTCGATTCAAACAAGCATCCCGACAGGGTGCCGCCAGTTAAGTTCCTGGTGGTTGGTGCCGCGCAGACGTTGGACAATGCGAAGGGGCCTTACAATCAGGTCAAGGAGTGGTGCAATCCTCAGCCTTCGACCGATGAGGAAGCGGATCTGGTGATTCCGGATCTCGCTGCGATGACGCAGAAATTCGTCAACACTAACGGCGAGGAAGCGATCATCACCCGCTCGAAGGCCAGATATATCGTCCGTGCCGACAAGAACATTCGAGCCAAGTCGGCCGCGCGCGTGGTGTTCGACGAGTTGCGTGAGCAGCATACGGACGATGGCTGGAATGCCGTCAGTCAGACCACGAAGGCCGTCTGGAGCTCCCAATTGTGGGGCATCAGCAATGCGGGCGATTATCGCAGCGTCGCGCTTCGCAAGCAGGTGGACAAGGGCCGTAAGCTTGTTGACGAGTGGACGCGTCTGAGCGCCGACGGTGGCGATCCGGCCGATGTGTTCCTGTCCGGCGAGCAGGATGGGAGCTTCGGTTTTTTCGAGTGGTCTGCGCCTGACAAGTGTCAGGTGGATGATGCCGACGCTATCCGGCAGGCGAACCCGTCGCTCGGCTATGGTCCGATGACCGTCATGAGCGTCAGATCCGATATTGACGGCATGACCGAGGTGGCGTTCCGCACCGAAGTCCTGTGCCAGTGGGTCACGGCTGACATCATTCCTTTCATCAATCCGAAAATGTGGGCCAGCGGCATCGACTCGCGTTCCACGATTCCTGACGGTAATCGCGTCGTGCTGTCCGTGGATACGAGCGCTGACCGTAAGACCACGTATGTGGCCGCTGCCGGAATGCGTGCGGACGGTTTGCCTCATGTGGAGCTGATCGCTCGCCGTGACGGCATGCTTTGGGTGCCGCATTATCTCGACCTTTTGCAGGAGCGTTGGCCGCATGTCACGGAGATAGCCGTGCAGGGCAAGGGCTGCCCGGCAGTGGACTTCATCGACCCGCTCACCGAAAAAGGGTGGACGGTGCATCTCATCGAAGGCTTCCGTCTGGGCGCGTGCTGCGGTCGTTTCCATGACCGTGTGCGTGAGGGAAAGCTGCGGCATCTTCCGCAGCCCGCCATCGAACAGCAGGTGAGTGTGGCCGTGTCCCGGCGTCTTGGCGAGGTCGAGGTGTGGGACAGGACGAAATCAGCATTGCAGATTTCCGGCTTGGTTGCCGAATCGCAGGCATTGTATGCGTTGGAGACCATGCAGGCTGTGGATGTCGAACCGGCTAAGGCTTCCGCCTATTCGGGGCATGGATTGATGATTCTTTGATTTTTTGAAGCGATTGGAGGTGCCTTATGGGCCTTTGGAGCGCCTTGAGGAACGTTTTCCAGCCGCGCTACAGCATTTCCTTTGATTTGTCTGACCAGATGGCCGTGATTCAGGGTCAGACGGAAGCCGAGCTTTTCAAGACGCAGCCGCATTTGCGTACCGTGATTACTTTTCTGGCGCGGAATGTCGCTCAGGTCGGCTTGAAGGAATTCGAGCGTGTCAGCGACACAGACAGGCAGCGTGTGACCGATGATGTGCTGATAAATCTGCTGAAGCAGCCGAACGGCACGATGACGGGCTATGAGTTGATGCGTCAGCTTGTGGCTGACTTGGCGCTTTACGATAACGCTTACTGGGTTGTCATGCAGACGCCTGATCGGGATGCCGACAAGTTCGGTAGCTGGCAGATTCAGCCGATTCCGCCATGCTGGGTGCAGGCGAAGCGCGATGGCAGTGTGTTCCAGCCGGCCTATTATCGCGTTTATCCTGATTTGGGCACGTCATACTATGATGTGCCGGCCGATGACATGCTTGTGTTCCACGGGTGGAACCCTGATGACCCGACGCAGGGCGTTACTCCCGTGAGGGCTCTGAAGGACATTATCAACGAGCAGATCCAGGCATGGTCGTATCGCACTCAGGTGTGGAAGCGCGGCGGCCGTATCGGCAGCGTGCTGGTGCGTCCGAAGGATGCGCCGGAATGGGATGACGCCGACCGTGAGCGTTTCCTGCGCGGGTGGAAGGAATTCACCGACAGGGGAGCGCAGGCCGGTGCCACGCCATTGCTTGAGGATGGCATGGAGTTGAAGCGTTTGGGCTTCAATGCTCGCGAGGAGGAATTCAGCGAGGTCACGAAGCTTTCGCTGTCCACCGTCGCAAGCGTCTACCACGTCTCGCCGGTCATGGTCGGCATCCTTGATAACGCGAATTTTTCGAATACCAAGGAATTCCGCAAGATGCTGTATTCCGAGACGCTTGGTCCGACCATGCGCATGATCGAGGACAGGATAAACACTTTCCTCGCTCCGAAGGTCGGTGCGCCGGACGCGAATTACATCGAATTCGACATCCGCAGCAAGCTTTCCGGCGATTTCGAGGAGCAGGCCAGTGTGATGAGCACTTCGGTGGGAGCTCCGTGGATCACGCCGAACGAGGCGCGCGCCAGTCAGAATCTGCCGCGCGTCGATGGCGGTGACGAACTGGTTGTGCCGCTCAATGTCACCAAGGGCGGCCAGTCAAGCCCGCAGGATGGCGGTGACCCGTCGCGTCCAGCCGACGGTTCGGCCATTGAATCGGACGACGGCGAGAAAACAGCGGCAATCGTCAATGCTTGGCGCGACCGCTTGGAGAAGAGCGTCAGATCACGTTTCGGCGCCGGTATGGGCGTCGATGACATCAAATGGCTCAAATGGCAGAACGAACTGCAGGCCGACCTGACCATCAAGGCCGGTTTGGGGCAATTCGATGCCGGTGTGAGGGCATTGCAGGAGACGGAGGACATGCGAACGCATTTCAAGGAGGTGCATGATGCACTTTAAGGATTTCGATTGCCGATTCAAGGCCGACGGCGAGGACTCGGCGCTCAAGGACGGCGAATTCATCGCCTACCCTTCCACTTTCACCCGCGAACCCGACTGTTACGGTGACGTGGTGGCGAACGGCGCGTTCAGCAAGACGATCAAGGCATGGCAGGACAGCGGCAACACGCTGCCAGTGTTGTATGGGCATCGTATGGATGACCCCGATTACAACATCGGCGGCGTCGATTCGATGGGCGAGGACGATCATGGCTGGTGGATTAAAGGCCATTTCGACATGGACTCTCCGAAGGCCGCGCAGGTCTACCACCTGATCAAGGAAAAGCGTCTGAGTCAACTGTCCTTCGCGTTCGACGTGATGGACGAGGGCGAGGTTGAGCTTGATGACGGCACCAAGGCGAATGAACTGCGCGAATTGAAGGTGTATGAGGCATCCTTCGTGCCGATCGGCGCGAATCAGGATACCGGCATCGTTGACGTGAAGGACGCGCTGAGCCGGTTGAAGACCGGACGCCCCCTCTCGCAAAAGAATCTAGACATTCTCTCGCAGATCGCCGATGACCTGACAGGTCAGGCGAAGAAGCTCAAGGATTTCGTGGCTGAGAACACCACTCAGTCCGACAACAATGATGACAATGACCAGAGTGACGATGCGAAGGCATCGGATGCCGGTGCAGCCAAGAACGAGGAGCCTGAAGGGGCCAAGTCCGAGGAGCCGGACGGTTTTTCCGAAGCGGAAGCGTTGCAACTCGCAATAAAGATTGCCCAAGTTGGGCGGAAAGGGGAGTGACCGTAATGGCATCTCTCAAAGAAAAGCGAGCCGCGCTTGTCAAGCAGCTCGAAGAGAAGCAGGGTCTGCTGGCCGCTGGCAAGGCGGATGGCGACACCATCGCATTCGTGAAGAATGCACTGGCTGAGATCGAGGACATCGACCGTCAGATGGACGGTATGAAGCAGACCGATGATCTGCTCACGCAGATCGGCCAGCTCAATGCCAAGTCTGGCTTGCAGCATGTCGGTGGCTCCGATGCCATCCATGCCAAGAGCGTCGGCGAATATTACGTCCAGTCCATGCAGACGGCTGGCTTTGACGTGAAGTCCGCCATCGCTCATGGCTACGAGGTCGAGTGCAAGGCGAACACCGACACCAATGTCGAGGGTGCGCCGTCTGCCGGTTACACGCCGTATCTGACCCAGACCGATACTGAGCCTGCTCGCCCGTATCAGCGTCCGCTGGTCGTGGCCGACCTGTTCTCTGCCGGCGCCATCACCGGCACCGTCCTGCAGTATCCGGTTTTCGATGAGCTGGAAGGCAACGCCACGATGGTCGAGGAGACCGGCGCCGCCCCGCAGGTCCATTGGAAGGACCCGACTTGGAAGCAGGACAAGATCGGCAAGGTGGCCAGCTTCTTCGGCATCAGCGAGGACATGATGGATGATCTGTCATGGGTCATCGGCGAAATCAACGATGCCGCGCAGTATGACCTGAAGCTGCAGGAGGAGACGCAGCTGCTGTCCGGTGATGGCAGTGAAAACAATCTGACCGGCCTGTTCAACCGTGAAATTCAGACGATGGATAATAAGGATGGACTGTCCGACGCCGACCGTCTGTCCAAGGCTGCCCTGCAGATCACCACCACCACCAACTTCCAAGCCGACGCCTACGTGATGAATCCGCTTGACTTCTGGAAGCTGACCATCGCCAAGGATGCGAACGGCAACTACCTCAACCTGACCGATGGTGCCAAGCTGTGGAACATTCCGACCGTGGCCACCGCAGCCATCACCGAAGGCACCGCGCTGGTCGGCGCTTTCAAGAGCGCCAAGGTGCTGCGCAAGGGTGGTCTGGTCGTGAAGATGACCGACTCCGACACTGACGATTTCCTGCACTTCAAGCAGAAGTGCCGCGTCTCCGAGCGTCTGGGCCTGCAGGTCAAGTATCCGAAGGCCTTCGTGAAGGTCACTCTCGGTAAGGCGGCCTGATCATGACGCAGAAGTACGTGCGCTTCGCCACCCCGAAAGAGGCGAACGTCGACAAGACGCAGGACGTGGCGGAGCTTGTGGCGCTTGACGCCAAGGGCAAACCGGTCACTATCGGCGGTGCCGTCTCTCTTCCGGTGGCGAATAATGTGCCAAAGGCAGCTTCTGACGCGCCGACCAAGCAGGAATTCGATGCGCTTATCGATTCCCTGGTGACCGCTGGCCTGATGGCAGCCAAGTAAGTGATGGGGGGTGCGGCATGACTGCCGTGATTGGTGATCTGATTCCAAGCGCCGACTCTTTCCAAGTCGATGCCGGTTTCAAGATGAGGGCCGCTCAGGCTGCGATCCGCAAGCATTGCGGCTGGCATGTCGCGCCTTCCGTCACCCGCACGATTCTCTTGGATGGTCATGGCGGTGACTCGCTTCTCTTGCCATCCAAGCATGTGACCGCGCTTTCGAGTCTGAAGCTTGATGGCGTGGAGCACGTGCAGGACGCGCGTTTCAGCGAGGCTGGGAGCCTTGTGCTGGTCAATGGCGCCACCTTCCCTGATCTGCCGGGGAGTGTGGAAGCGACCATCACTGATGGCTGGGATTTGGAGGATGTGCCGGAAGTGCAGATGATCCTGTTGGACATCGCGTCTCGTGTGATGCAGGTGCCCGGCACCGTATCCTCACAATCCACGAATGGCTCAAGCGTTACCTACCGGTCAGGTTCCGATGGTGGCGTGCCTAACGTGGCGCTTTTCGATTCCGAGAAGCGCACGCTGCAGCCTTACCGCTTGTCGTGGGGGGTGAAGCCGTGACTTCCGCGTTGGATTATCTCGGCCATGGCTCGTCCTTCAGCATGCCGGGCGCCACCAAATGGCGTCGACTGCGTGCCAAACGCAAGACCAACCCGTACAATCCGGCGCAGAACGAGCCAGACTGGAGCGTGCCTCCGGACGAGCTCGCCATCATGGGCGCGCTCTCATCCAGCTCCAGCACCCGCACGCCGGACACGCTCGACACACAAACCGAATCAACGGCGTACCTCACCATCCCCGATCCGACAGCCGACGTGAAAATCGGCGACCGGATCCGCGCAGACCCCGACGACGGACGCTTGTGGGAAGTCGACGGATTCCCCTCGAAGGATGTGAACGCGTTCACCGGGTGGCGTCCGACCTTGGAATGCCGTCTGACGGAAAGAAAGGGCTGAACAAATGGCGAAAAGCAGGATATCGGTCAATTTCAACCAGAAATTTTTCGACGAGATCCTCAACAGCGCGGGAGTCAAGTCGCTCACCACGCTGGCCGCGAACAGGGCACTCGCCTACGCGCGGGCGTCCGCTCCGGTCGACACCGGCGCATACCGCGACGGACTTGGCATAGAGGAGGTCAAAAGGGAGCATCGAACGACCGTCATGGTCGTCGGCCACGACCCGAAGACCCTGCTCGTGGAGGCGAAGACCGGCAATCTGGCCAAGGCTTTGAGGAAGGCGAGGGTCTGATGGCAAGCGTAATCCCACCCGACCTCGAACTGTTCCTCACCGGATGGCTGCGCTCCAACATCACGGACGTTGCGGGCCTGCAGGTCGGAAACCGCATCCCGGACGATTACGACGGCTCCTATCCGCTCGTGGTCGTGCGTGATGACGGCGGCACGCAATCCGCCGACCGCGTGACTTTTGATCGGGCGATAGGCGTCAACGTGCTCGGATGGACGCGCAACGACATGAAACCATGCCGCGATCTGGCGGCCCGCGTGTACGGCGTGCTGACCGGCGAGCCCGGCATCCTCATCGGATTCGCCGAAGGCAGCCGCATCTGCGCCGTCGTGTCTGACGGCTGCAACGGCCCGTACCCGGTCGGCGAGGACGCAGCATGGTGCCGCTACTACATGACCGTCGAATATTCGACGGCCGGAATCAGACAACCATAGAAAGGAAACGCCATGGCCAAAGACAGTCAGGGCATGGATCTGGGACAGGTGGAGGCGCTCGTCACCGCCGCCATCATGATCGTCCCGTACTCCACCGAAAACAAGATCACGCCGGAGATGATCGACCCCAGCAAGGCAACGACGGAGCTTCCGGCCGCCTACAACCGTTCGACCGCGTGCATCGGACTCGTCAAGTCCGACGGCGGCAACCAGGATTCGCGCGACGGCGACGACCCCATCGAGTTTTTGCAGGACGGGTACAAGAAGTTGCCGCTGGCGACCAGCCTCACGCAGACTTTCAGCCCGGCCGAAAACAACGCGCTGACACGCAAGATCACCATCGGCGAGCCGGACTCCAATGGCGTCTACCACGTGGCCGACATCATCCAGGATGCGAAATGGATGGTGTACGAGGAGGAGACGTTCGACACCGGGCGTGTCCACCGTCGTGCCGGCGTCATGCAGGTCACCGGCAACGAACCGGACCAGCAGGAGCGTGGCTCGGTCACGGGCCGCGCGCTCACCGTCGAATGGATGAAGGATCCGCTGTATGTGGATCCTGAGCATCCGAACACGCGCTGGATTGAAAGCTGGTACGACCCAAAAGCGTGACGGCGGTGGCCGTGACTTCGGCTGACGGCAATACGAAGCCGTCGGTCGTCCAAGGCACGAAGCTCGCGCTCAAGGCCGTCGCCACCCATGTGGACAAAACCACCGCGAACGTGACCGGACAGGCCACGTTCCAATCCAAGGATGCCGGCGTGGCGACCGTCGATGGCGGCACGCTCACCGCCGTCAAGGCCGGAAGCGCGAGGATCAACGTCACATACGACGGCGTGACCTCACCCGACATGACGGTCACTGTCACCGCACATGCCGCCTGACCGGCGGACGAAAATCTTCCCGGACCGTCTATCTCGCCTGTCTGCGCGGTCCGGGAACCCATTTTTTACCGCAGGCAGGCGAAAAGCAGATAGGACAAGACAATGACTTCCACTTCCACCGACTTCAAGCCGACCGTCGAGGATTTCGACCAGTGGACGGAAAAAAACGACGAGGAGGCGTTCGCCTCCATCGCGCAAAACTACAAGGTGCGCCACATCATCAAGGGCGATGTTTATTGGGCGCTCGTGCCAGGCGGACGCACGTACAAGCTCCCATTGTCGATGAGCATCGACGATTTCACGAGACTGTCGAACACGTCCGATGACACGGAAAGCGTCGAACAGCTCAAACGCATTCTGAGCGCCTTCGCAGGCGACAAACAGGCGAAAGCGCTGAACGGCGAACCGGTGCAGGTCGTGTTCAACCTCCTGTCCGACTATGGCGACGCGGTAGTGCGCGCGCAGGGCGCCTCACTGGGAAAATCCAATGGTTCTCCCGCCAGCTCGCCGAACACGGGAGCGTGATCCGAGCCGATTTCACGATGCGTGGGTGGAGTCTGCAGGCCGATCTTGGCGGCAAGCTCCGCTACGGCGACGCGATAGCGCTCCTCGAGCAGCTCATCGGCGATCCGTCGACCTACACGGGCGCGGAGCTCAACGGCTTGGATTATCCGGCCCGGTGGGGTGAGATACCGGTCGTCTACGCGCTTGGCAGCGACGAGTATCCGAAACCTTTCGATTCGCTCGCGAAACGATTGCGGGCTGACAGGGAGAAGGCCGAGCGTGAGCGGCTGCGAGAACAGACCAAGGGCATGAGCCCGGTATTCCAGACGCTCTACGAGGACTGATTTTGGACAAAACTGAATAGTGGAGGTGCCGCATGGCGTTCGGCAGCGAACTCGGTTCCGCGCACATCAGCGTTTTCCCGTCGATGAAGGGGTTCCGCAGCGCGGTCAACAAGGAGGTCGGCGCGAGCGGCAAGGCCGCGTCGAAGGCCTTCGATTCAAGCATGAACGGCGGCAAAAGCGGCGGACTGTTCGGACGCGCGTTCAAAAACGGTTTCAAGCAGTCGGCGAACGGTTTCAGCGCGGACGTACTGAAATCCTACGAGCATGACGTGGCGAAATCCACTGCCGCATACCGTCAGGCCATGCTCCAGCAGAGGGCGGCGGCGAATCAGGTGCGTGCCGCCGAGGAGAGCGTCGCCAATGCCATTGCCAAGCATGGTGAGGGCAGCACGCAGGCCGAGGCCGCGACCATCAGGCTCGAACAGGCCCGGCTGAAGCTGTCCACCATGACCGACCGTGCGACGCAGTCCGAGAACCGGTTGAAGGATGCGCAGAAGGCGCTCAAGGACGCGCAGGACAATCTCGCCTCCAGTGGTGGTTCGCTCGGAGCGGCGTTCAAGAATCTTGGTTCGGCGATAATTCAGCCAGTGACCGGCGCGTTCGGACGTGTCAAAAACGCGGCAACGTCGGCGTTCTCCGGCATCGCCACGAAAGCCCGCGACGGCATGAGCGCCGCAGGCACTGCGATGCAATCCACCGCGTCACGTCTCACCGCGCCATTGTCGGCAAAGTTCTCCGCGATGAGCTCGGCCATCGCGGCAAGGATACCAACACCTTTCAAGAACGTCAGCAATGCCATCGGCGGCTATCTCGGCAACGTCGGCGGCGCGGTCGGCGGCGTGCTGTCGCAGATTCCGGGAGCAGCCGGAAGCGCCGCGTCGGCGATAGGCTCGAAGCTCAAAAGCGGCGCCGACACCGCATGGAATGCGATCAGCTCCATGTCCGGCAAGGCCGTCGGCGCGTTGAAGGGTGTTGCCACTGTCGGACTTGCAGGCGTTGGAACCGCCGTCGCGGCTTTGGCAGGAGTCGGCAAGAGCGCTCTCGACGCGTATGCCACCTACGAGCAGGCCGTCGGCGGCGTGGACACGCTGTTCAAAGACGCGTCCGGCACCGTGCAGAAATACGCTGCGGAAGCGTACCGGACAGCCGGAGTGAGCGCCAACGAGTACATGACGCAGGTCACGAGCTTTTCCGCCTCGCTGATCAGCTCGCTCGGCGGCGACACCGCGAAGGCCGCTGAACTCGGCAATACCGCCATGGTCGACATGTCGGACAACGCCAACAAGATGGGCACCGACATCGAGTCCATCCAACAGACCTACCAGTCTCTGGCGCGCGGCAACTACGCCATGCTCGACAACCTGAAGCTCGGATACGGCGGTACCAAATCCGAGATGGAGCGTCTGATCCAGGACGCGAACAAAGTCAAGCAGGCCAACGGTGAGATGGGCGACCTGTCCATCGACAAGTTCTCCGACGTGGTGCAGGCCATCCACATCATGCAGCAGCAGATGGGCATCTACGGCACCACAAGCGATGAGGCCGCGAAGACCATCGAGGGCTCCGTCAACATGATGAAGGCCGCATGGCAGAACTGGCTGGCGGAGCTCGGCAAGGACAATGCCGACATCAACGGATTGACCAAGCAGCTGGTCGATTCGGTCGGCACGGTCATCCAGAACGTGGGTCCGCGCATCGCACAGATCATCACCGGCATCACCGCCGCACTGCCGCAACTGTTCTCCTCATTGGGCAGCACCCTGCCGGCATTGGTCATGCAGATCCTGCCGCCCGTGCTCGGAGCGTTGGGACAGCTCGGCACGATGCTGCTGACCAGCGCGACCACATGGATTACGACGAGCCTGCCCCAGCTGCTCGCCCAGTTCCAATCGTGGGTCACGTCGAGCCTGCCTTCGTTCCTGCAAACCGGATTGACGATGGTCACGAACCTCTTGCAGGGCATCGTGCAGGCATTGCCGCAGATCGCATCCACGGCGGTGACCGTGCTGACTACGCTGCTGGACGGATTGTCGGCCCAATTGCCGCAGCTCATCCCCATCGGCATCAACGCCGTCCTCAACCTCGTGCAAGGCATCCTTAACAACCTGCCGCAGATCATCGACAGCGGCCTGAAGCTCATCCTCGGACTGGCGCAGGGCCTCATCAACGCCCTGCCCGACTTGGAAGGCAAGGCCCCGATCCTCATCGGCCAGCTTGTCGGCGGCATCATCAATCGTCTCCCGCAGATCCTGCAGGCTGGCGTGCAGCTGCTCGGCGCACTGGCCAACGGCTTCATAGCGTCGGTGCCAAGGCTTATCGGAGCCATTCCCGGCATGATCGGCCAGATCATGAGCGGGTTCACATCGGTTAACTGGGGGAGTGTCGGCCTGAATATCATCACCGGCATCGCGACCGGCATCGCAGGCGCGGCAGGCAGGCTCGTGACCGCCGCTGTCAACGCGGCCACCAACGCGTTGGATTGGGTGAAACGCAAGCTGGGCATCCACTCGCCGTCGCGCGTGTTCCGCGATCAGGTCGGCGAGATGATCGGCGAGGGCATGGCGGTCGGCATCGACGAGAGCGCGGCGAAGGTGCAGAAGGCGGCCGGACGATTGACTGGCATCCTGCCGTCGCAGGACGCCTCGTATTCCGTCGGCGTCGCCAACGCCTCGCGCGGCGTTAACGCTGCCTCCTACGGCAATGGGGGGAGCGTGACGAACATCACGCAGACGTTCAACTATCCGGCGATCGCGCCGACGAGCATTTCCACGCAGCAGAAGTTGCAGACAGCGGCCATGCCGCAATGGTGATTGGGAGGTTTCGCGCATGAAGGTCAGCTATTCTCTCAACGGCCAGCCGCTCGATTCCGAGCGGATGCGCGTGCTTGTCGGCACGACGCACTACACGGCGCTGTCTCCGATCGTTGACACCGTGCAGGTGCCAGGACGGCACGGCTTCATCGTCGGCTCGTCCATTCCGGTGTTGGATGCTCCGGAGCTGACAGTCAAGGTGGCGGCGTGGGGTGCGGATTCCGATTCGCGGATCGCACGCTTTCGCGCCATGTGCCTGTATGCGTCGAAGCTCACGCTCGGCAAAACGGAGACAACGGATGACGGCTATTCGCGCAGCATGGTCACTCGCGTTGTGTGCACGTCCTGCGAGCCGGACGATGATGAGAGGCCGTTCAGTGACCTGCGCGTCATGACCGCCGTTTTCCAATTGCCGGACGTGTTCTGGCATGGTGTGCAGTGGCAGGAGGTGAAGTTGGCCGCGTCGGGCGGCAGGCTCCTGCCGGGCGGGGTCTCGAAGCCGAGCAGCAAGGGGTATTGGACGCGTTGGCAGGGATTGCCTAACGCCAGTCCGTCCGAGCTTTTCGACATCCTGCCGGACGGCTGGCTTTCCAACGCGCCGATCACCACGCTGGTATTGCGTTTCGGTGCTGTCACTGGTGTGACCATTTCAGACCCGGTGAGTGGCACGAATTTAATGTGGGGCGGCAAACGCGACGCCTCACGACCTTACCTTTTCGTCGATGCAGCCAATCGCAAGGCGTGGACGGCGGCCAATGCCGACGCATGGTCAGGCGGCACGGATGCGACGAATGGCATCGACTGGACCACGGAGCCACTGCAAGTGTGGCCTGACATTTCGTCCGGCGATTATCGCCTCGCAATCAAACAGACCGGCAGCGCCGACAAGGTGACATGCCGGTTTTTGCAATCTTGGGAGTGATTAATGAGCAAGTCCCTTCATGTGCGACTCGTGGCCTACCGCCCATTCGGTGAGCGTATCGGCGTATTGGCGGAGCCGGTGAGCTTCAGCGCGTCGATGCTCCACAATGATGACGGAGCCATCAGCATCGAATATTCGATGTTGTCAGGTGACGCGGCGGCGTTCGACCGGCAGTTGACGGACGGCCTGGAAGTGGCCGTGGAGGTGTCGGACGGCACCGGCTATCGTGAGCCGGATAACGCGCGTTTCGTCATCACCGGACGTTCCGGCAAGACCGATGACCGGACTCGCACCGTCACCTATAGCGGCCAGTCGATAAGCTGGCTGCTGTCAAAGGCGGAAAACAACGATTCTTCGCATCTGCTCACGGATGGCGACAACAAGGGCAAAAGACCTTTTTATAGCTCGAATCCGGGCGTGATCCTCAAGACGCTGTTGGATGAAAACAAGGCTCGTGGCGGCGTGGCCACCGGCTTGACGCTCGGCTTCGACACCGCCAAAGATTCGAATGGTGATGCCTGGAACAGAAAATACACTTTATATTATTCGCTCGGCACGGATCTGCAGACGATCCTGTCGTCTCTTGTCAACGGTGGCGGCTGCGACTGGCGCACGAGCGGCCGGACGCTGAAAATGTGGAATGCGGACAGCACGGCATTGAGCCGTGACCTGAGCAAGCAGGTCATACTCCAGCTTGCTCGCGATATCGGCGAGGCACCATACGAGGAATCCATCGCGGATCTGGCCAGCACAATCCTCGTCGAGGGTGACAATAATCTGCTTTTCCGCATGGATAATCCTTCTGCTCCGACGCCTTGGGGCAAGTGGGAATCCTACAGCAGCCAGGGCGGCGTGTCCGACAAGGACACAGCTCAAGCATTCATGCAATCCACGCTCGATGACGCGGCGCGAGTGCGTGGCCAGTACACGCGCGATCTGGTCATCAGCGAGGTGGACAGTCTGCCGCTCGTCGATTATCACGCGGGCGACTGGATTACCGCGCCGACCATCTCCCATGGGGAGAAGGTGCGCGTGCAGGAAATCGACCTGAGCATGCGCCAGAATGAGGGCCTATCCTGCTCAATCGCTCTGAATGATATTAAGTATGACGCCTCCGTGCGTCAGGCGAAGAAGCTCAAGGGCATTACCGGTGGTGCCGCTTTGGCCGGTAGCGAGGGTGGTACGACCGCCTCTTCGGATCGTGACCATCGCGTGCCGAAGGCTCCGCTTGGGCTTGTGGTGCAGACTGATGCCTATATCGGCAGCGATGGTTTCGCGCATGGTCTGGCCACGGCTTCGTGGTCTGCAGTGACCGAAGCGACGAATAACACCGCCATCGAAATCAGCAATTACGCCATTGAGTGGCGCAAGCACGTGGATGGCGCGCCCTGGCATTCCGCCGGCACCACCGACAAGACGCAGCTTGGCTTCGGAGGCTTGGATTGCGGCACGCAAATCGAGGTGCGCGTCAGGGCTGTGCCGACGTATTCGGACAAGCTCGGCGAATGGTCGAGCGTTTTCGTGGCCACCGTCGAATCGGATACGACGCCATGCTCCGTACCGTCGAAACCGGTATTGTCGTCCGAGCTTGGCGTGGTGACCGTCCACTGGGACGGCAGGACAGCAGCCGGCACGTCGATGGAATCGGACTTCGACCATGTCGAGGTCGGCGAGGGCGTCAATGCGTCCGGCATGACCGTCATCAGCGCCACCCAGTCCGGTCAGGGCGACTATCTCGTGACCGGTCTGACAGCCGGTTCCCAGCACTCCTATGCGCTGAGGTCCGTGGATCATGCGGGCAACCGTTCCGACTGGTCGGCAGTCGCCACTGTCACCGTGGCTTCCGCGGTTTCACCTGAAGAGGTCAAACGAATCCAGCAGGATTTGGCTGACAACAAGACGGCTTTGAAGGATAATACGGCCAAGCTCGATCAGGCGCGGAAGGATATCCAAGCCAACAAGACCGGCCTTGACACGGCGTCAAAGTCGCTCACGCAGGCGCAGGCCGATCTGTCTCAGGCCCGGAAGGACATCGCGCAGACCAAAAGCGATCTGACCACGGCGAACGGCGAGATCAGCAAGGCGAAGGAGTCGGCGGCGCAGGCGTATGCCGAAGCCCACAGCAAGAACCATACTTTCCGTGGGCCTGATGAACCGAAGGACAATCTCATCGTCGGCGACCTGTGGCTCAAGACGCAGAAGTATTGGACAAGGTGGCAGGGGGAGAAGAACGCAAGCCCCTCGCTGCTCGCGGACTTTTATACGTACTGGACCGGTACGCCTAACGCTTCGCCTTCCGTGCTCGTGCCGTTGGCCGACCGCGTGATCGACACGCTTGTCTGGGATGGCTCGAATTGGAACCATCTCGGCTATGCCGATGTCGAGAAGAACGCGGACGAGATTTCCAAGGCTAAGTCGGATATCGCGGACAATGCGGCGAAGACCACTGACGCCAAGAAGGCTGCTGAGAATGCCGCTGCAGCAGCGAAAAACGCGCAGGGCACGGCAGACAGTGCGAAGAGCGCTGCGGGCACCGCGCAGTCCACCGCCGACGTGGCGAACGCTGCCGCGAAGAGCGCGACGACAACGGCAGGTCAGGCCAAGGATGCGGCCAACGCGGCAAACGCCGCCGCCGAAAGCGCGAAGAAGACCGCTGGTAATGCTGAGACGCTGGCTAACACCGCCAATGCTTCGGCCAATGCCGCCAAGTCCGACGCGGCTTCGGCCAAGACGGACGCTTCGGATGCGAAGGCCACTGCCTCGAACGCTTCGAGCGTAGCGACGCAGGCGAAGGCCACCGCCGACAGCGCAGCCCAGTCCGCCACCGACGCGGCCACCGCCGCAAGGAAGGCGAATACAGCTGCTGCCGCCGCCGCTGGCGTGGCAAACGGCAAGGCCGACGTGCTCATCCAATCCACTGCGCCGGATACATCGATGCGCAAGCCGACTACCTTGTGGATCGACACGACGAATGGTGCGAACACGCCGAAACGGTGGAACGGCAGCACATGGTCGGCGGTGACGGACAAGGCCGCTACTGATGCGGCCAATGCGGCTGTCAAGGCACATGCTGCCGCGCAGACTGCGCAATCAACGGCTGACAAGGCCCAGACCACAGCCGCGAACGCTGCCGCTCAGGCGAATCAGGCGCAGGCCGCCGCGAAAAAGGCTCAGACCACGGCGGACGGCAAGAACCTGATTTACCGTGGCCCCGACGAGCCGTCCCATGACGGTTTGAAGCCGGGGGACATGTGGTGGCGCACGCAAAAGTATTGGACGCGCTGGCAGGGCGCTCCGAACAATTCGCCGTCCATGCTCGCCGACTTTTACACGTATTGGACCGGCGCTCCAGACGCTTCTCCAAGCGTGCTGGTGCCCCTCGCAGATCGCGTTATCGAGGTGCTGACGTGGGATGGTACGCGCTTCGAGCCTTTTGACCTCGTGGCGAACAACATTCTCGCGTCGGGTACGGTGGCTGCGAAGCATCTCGCCGTGGATTCCGTGACCGCCGAGAAGGTCAAGGCCAATGCCATCACGGTGGACAAGCTCGCCGCGAACTCCGTCACGACGGAGAAATTGGTGGCTGATGCGGTGACCGCCGCGAAACTCGCAGCCAACTCGGTGCAGGCGCGGAATATCGTCGCATTGGCCATCACCGCCGACAAGCTCGCGGCCAATTCGGTGACCACGAGCAAGCTCAAGGTCACGGAGGACATGACCGTGGCGCTCCTGAATGTCCATAAGATTCAGGCGGGCGATATCGTGGCTGGCGCCGTCACGACCGACAAGCTCGCGGCCAATTCGGTTAACGCGGACAAGCTGGCCGCGAACAGCGTTAATGCCGACAAGATAGTGGCTGGAGCGATCACCACGGACAAGCTCGCCGCGAACTCCATTAATGCGGTGAAGATCGCGGCGGGCAGCATCACGACGGACAAGGTGGCGGCAGGCCAGTTCCGGGGCTACGTCTTCACCGGCGCGATATTCCAGTCCAGCGAGGCGGCGAACACCGGCTTTAAGCTCAATTCGACCGCATTGCAAATGTGGGATTCCAACCATAATCGCACCGTCTATCTTGACGGCGAGGGCAGGTCGAATGTGCTGACGGGCACGTTCCAGACCCGCACGAGCGGGCATCGCGTGCGCATCAGCCCGGACTACCAGTCGTACACAATCGGCGGTTCGGAGACTTTTACCGGCGACGGATTGGAATTCCCCGCCTACCGCCAGAACAGCGAATACAAGAGTTTTCCGGCCATCGCATCGGTCGTCCAGTCAAACGAGGTCGGCACGATGAGCGCCATGAATTTTTGGAGCGGGCACGTCACGAAGAACGATCCCGCTGCTTTCATGCGGTTGGTATCCAAACCACGCGAGCGTGGCGGCACCGGTGCCCAAGGCATCAAATCTGAGGTGTTTGCGGTGGCTAATACGGACTACGACGAGCCGGACGCGAGCAAAAAAAGCAGCGCGTCCCTCACTCTGTCCGGTGACGGTCAGAACGGGTCGAATGTCTGGCTCGAAGCCAAAGATGCGAACGGAACCGTCGGAGTCGGAGCGAACATCAATACCGGATACCTGTATCTCGGCGGCTATCTTGGCGGCGTCACGAACCGTTTCACATTCCAGGGCGCGGTCGCGTGGAAGGCGTGGTGGCCGAATTCCGGCAGCACGATCGCGACCGGCGCTTCAACGCAAGTCAACTGTACGTTCAGTCCGACGAAATACGGCCGCTATTACGCCGTCGCGAACGCGGATTCGGAATGGGCCGGCATCATCGCGCATCCGTGCAATACGGGCGGCCAGAGCGGCTTCCAGCTAAAGCTTTTCAACGCCGACCAGCCGTGCCCGGTCGACGTGTATGCGGAATACCTCGCCTATCTAGTCAAATGATCGGAGGAAATCTTGTCAGCAACCTTTGAACAGGATGCGAACGGATTGTGCATCATCCGCTGCGATCCGCCGGTGAACGGGTCGGACAGTTTCGTGTTCACGCCCGAGGTGATCGCATCGTGGAAGGCGCTGCTCGGATTGGCTTCGACCCGTGAGGCGGTAGCGGCGATCATGCAGGGCAGGGAGGACACGAGCCGGTACGATCCGAAGACCGGCAGGGGCGTGTGGACCGGAGCGTTCGAAGCGTTGGAATCGGCTTTGGCGGATTCCGCCACCGGGGTGAGCATGCTCGCCGCCGATGGGGAAGTGTTGGACGATCCGCTGACCGCCGCACGCAACAAGACCCGTGAGGGTATGAGCCTGCCGGTCATGTCTAATGAGATCGACGCGCGGATGCGCGCCGCATTGACCTCGGATGTTTCCGGTGCGGAAGCGTCGAGTGGCATCGATACGGCCTGTACGCAGGACATCGAAGGATTGGACGCCTTCTTTGAGGATGAATCCAGTCAGGCGATGCTGGACGAATGCGAGGAGCGATTCTACGAATCGCTCATGCCAAAACAAAGCCAACAGAATTAAGGAGAATTGATTATGGCTGATGATGAAAACAATGAGAATGCGACAACGGCGGACAAGATCGCGGCCAACAGCGTGATGACCGTGAAGCTGACGGCCGATGCTGTGACGGCGGACAAATTGACTGCGGACAGCGTGCAGGCGGGGAATATCACCGCTCTTGCCGGTCGTGACGGCAAGAATGATTCCGACGTGTCGGCCTCGGGAGTCCTTGACCTTCGCCCGCCGTCCGAAAGCCTGAAGGCCGAACTGTGCCGCCTCGGACTCGAATATTCCAGCACTGACGTGGCTGGCGTTGAATCGTGGCGTGACTATCAGCGTGGCGTGCTCGCCACGTTCGACGGGACGAGTGCCAATGTCACGATCGCGGATGTGAAGACTAACCTGTCCGCCACCTTGTCTTTGGCCGAGGTGCGGAAGGTTACGCGCATCGACACGATGACCACAGCCGACTGACCCGTATTTCCCAGTTTTTTCAACCCCTGTAATCCATTTCCGGATTACGGGGGTTTGTTGTAAGGAGACTTATTTTGACTCAGATTCCAGCCGACGCGAATCAGGTCATCGACCAGCTCGCGCAACAGATCGGCACACTCAGCAAGCAAAACGCAATCCTGTCCAGCCAACTCGCGGCGGCCATGAAACTGATTCCGCAGGATGTGCTCGACGCAACCAAGGGGGTGGATGATGACGCTGAGGATTAACCTTTTCCCCGACCCGAACGTGGCTAACACCATTTTCAAATGCGTGCCAATGCGATGCACTGTGGATTTTCCGACCGTCAGCGGCTTCCGGTGGCTGCGCGCCACGACCAGTGGCAGTGGTGACATATACGCGCAATACCAGCTTACGGGAGTCGATCTTCCACGGGCCGGCGTGTATCACATTCACGCAATCTGCTATGCGCAAGGCTCCGGCGCACTTTTCCGCGTCTATGCGGGCGTCGGTGCCGGATTCACCATCCTGTACGAGACCGGTATCGCAGATCAGACGAAGTTGATTAGCGCGGACATCACGATTCCAGCCAACACGACGCAATTGCTCATACGTGTCGTGCCACCGTCCACGGTCGGCAAATTCATATTGATTCGCGACATTCTCCTCGAATCCAAGTCCACTTACGACACTGGCGTTGGGGGTTGCTTCCGGGCTTCTTCACCGGGGATACGATGCCGCGCGCA